ATGCCGAAGATAATACAGTCTTCAACTTCTCCATGATGTTTTTGTAAATCATATAAATATTCTCTCCTTATCTGTGCGTATATTGGTGGTATGTTTGCATTTAAATAAGCCATAATTTATCCTCATCTAATTGTACCCCAATTTGGTCCAGATTCAAAGTCAACTTTATTCTTGACCTCTAAGGGTATTGTTTGTTCCATTACATTTTTTATAAGCTCTGGTTCGTGGTCCTTGATTGAAAAACAAAGCTCATCGTGTATTTGTATGTGTGGTATTATACCTTTGTCATGTAAATCCACCATAGCCTTCTTTGTCATATCTGCAGCTGACCCTTGTATCAATCTATTTAATGCTTTGTATGTAAACGCAGGTGTGTAGTATCTATCAAAATAATCCATGTAGTTTGCATCTATCTTGTTCTCTTTGTATTTATCTAGCATCTCTGCCTTAAATGCTTCCATCGCCTGCTCTTTTGTGTATAATGGCACCTCGTTAAATCTGTTTGTTTCAGGATTCCATTCTTTGTTTGTTGTCTCCCATCTGTCAAATCTGCAAAATCTGTCATGCAGCGTGAACAATAATTTATTCTCTTTTGCAAAGGCAATCAACTCTTGTGACAGCTGTCTGACAAATGGTACTCTACTATGATACTCGTTAAATAGTTCCTTTGCCTGTCGCTGGTCCAGACCCAACTCTCTCTGTAACTTGATCTTACCCATGCCATAGAACAGACCTAAGTTAATTGTTTTTGCCTGTTTCCTGGAGATATTAGCCATGTCAGCGACTATCTGATGAAAATCTGCATCATCCCTATCAAATTCATCCTGAAGGCTCTCTGTGCCTGGTAGACCCAATTTGATCGCATAGTGCACCACAATACGTGGTTCTTGCTGTGAGTAGTCAAAACTACCCCACTCGCAGCCATCCTCCGGTATAAACAACTCTCTCATCTTGCCACCGATATAACCTTTAGCTGGTATCTGTTGTAAGTTAGGATTAGACATACTAAATCTGCCGGTGACCGTGCCGCCGGTGTCTGACCTAATCTGGTTTATATCTGCGTGTATTCTATCCTCATGTACATACTCTAATAGTCCATCTATAAAAGTATTGACTGCTTTGTCATACTCTCTTGCCTTTGCGATCATACGTAAACATTTATTATTGTGTGTTCGTAGATAATCCTTTGGTAGTTGTGGCATTTTAGATTTAGGAGTGACCTTGTAATCTTTTATATGTAGATGATCTAATAATTTTTTAATCGATGCTGCAGCCCAGATGTCAACCTTGATTGTTGTGATGCTTTCTATTGCTTTTATTATCTGGTCTCTACGTTTCTTAAGATGTCTGCCAAACAGGATGGCTTTTGCGACATCTATTCTAACGCCTTTAAATTTCATGTCAACCAAACATAAAAATAATTTTGT